CAACCTGGGCAAGACCTGATGCAACTGTTGCCGCCGCCGCAATAAAGTTAAAGGGTGGTGGATAAGTTGCAAGTGCTTTGGTTGCACCTTGATATGTGTTTACAATAGCAAGTGCAATTGCCGCCGCTTTCTGTGCCGCAAAGAATTTTTTGTTGACTTTGCTTAGTCCTTCAAACATTGTTACGCCTTGTTCAAGAGCAAATTGTGTTTTACCTAATTCGCTCATTTTTTCAAATTCAATTCTTTTATCAACAATGTCTTTTAGTCTTTCATTTCGTCCTATTTCTTTTAATAAACCTGTATCAAACATCTGTTCTAAATCAGACATTTTCTTTCTTTCATATGTCAATTCACGGAATATGCTTTTTTGTAGTGCTTTTTCTTTTGCATCTAAATATTTTAAGTATAAATCTTGTCTTTGATTTAAAAATTCTAATTCTTGCGCAAGTGTATCTTGTTGTATACTTTTTAAGAAATCTTCACCACCAGGAATAGCACTTTCTACTTGTGTTTTAGATAACTCTTCATATGCTTTTTCTAAATCTAAAATACGTCTTGTAAATGCAACAATACTTGTTTCTTCAAATCCTTCCCGTAGTCCTTTTTGGAAATTTTTAACGCTTTCTGTAAGGTCAGCTACATTACCTGTTGCATTGTTTGCCGCATCTGACATTTCGTTTGTAGAATTTGTTTGATCGTCAGTTGCTTTGCGTGATTGTACAAGTGCTTCATATTGTTCTCTTGCTTTGGCGTTTGCTTCATCATAACTTATTCCTGCCGCTTGATATGCTTGTGTTAATTCTGCTATAACACCTTGTACACTTTCACTTGCACTTTGAGCAAGTTCTGTAGAACTTACATAGTCAACTATTTTTTCTGTAGTATCTACAACTGCTGTTGAAACAGCTTCGTATCCATCTACCACAAGATTTTTTAAACTTTCTCTAACTTCTTTGCCTGATGTTTCTACTTCATCTAAGAAAGGTATAAATTGTGCAATAGCATTATAACCTGATATTACACTATCAACAAAACCATCAAATATACCAGTTAAGAAACCTATTACTCTGCCTAAACTATCTTTGAAGAATCTTGCAACACTGGCCGCTATTTCTCCTAATTTATTGAGTACAGCGCCTACTTGTGCAATAGTTCTGCCTAACCCATTCTCCATGCTTAGATATGTAATTGCACTTGCTGCCGCAACAGCTATAAGGCCAATTGGATTTCTTGCAAGTGCAAGTGTCATTGCTTTTATACCGCTTGTAACACCTTTTAGGATTGCAATCAAACCAGCACCACCTAAAACAGCGCCTGCAATTTTAGCACCTTCAATAAATTGTGCCATTGTAAAATTATTTTCTTTTAAGAATTCTGTGACTTTGAAAATTGCAAAACCAACTTCTTCACCTAAGGTTCCTGCTAAATCTTTTGTACCAATAACAGCATCCTGCATAAATTTAGTAAATTCTGTAAGGGCGGTTTTGAATCCACCTTCACCAAATGCTTTTTGTACAAGACTTACATTATCTTGTAAATTAGATAGTGCGCCTGACAGTGTATTTGCTTGTCTTTCTAAAGATCCTGCAAATTCTGCTTCACCAATGTCTTCAATAAATTTAATAATAGCTTTACCATCATTTTCAATTTCGTGTGCTGTACCTCTAAAGTTTACAGTTAGTTTATCACCTTCAGTTTTTACTTTGATACCTAACTGTTTAAGCATTTCAAATTCGCCTGTTGTAGCATTGAACACTGCCTGGGCAACCGTGTCAATTCGTTTGCCCATACCAGCGGCAATATTACCTACATTGGTCATAAATTCTGTAGTAGGTTGTAAACCTGCGTTTTTGAAAGTGATGAAAGCATTTGTCACTTCATCTAATTGGAATGTTGTACCTGCTGTAAAATCTTCAATTAATTTCATTGAATGTGCAGCTTTTACAGCATTACCTTCAATTGTAATTAAAGTTTGTTCTAAATCTTCAAAGGTTCTTATAGTGTTTACAGTAGATCTAATGATGGCAGCACCGCCTACCGCACCAAGTGCAGCAACAGCTAAACCAGCAATTTTATTGATGCTGATAAGACTACCTTGTACTTTATCAAGTCGTCTATCTATATTTTGTAAGGCAGTTTTTGTTTTATCTACTACTCTTACTTCTATGTCCTGTCTTGCCACCGCTCATTGACTCCTTTGCTTTATCACTTTGTAGTTGGAACCATTCCATCCACATTTGCATTTCAAGGACGTCGAGTTGAACCACTTCTTTGATGGGCATATGCAGAGTTTCTGCAATGCGCATTATCAATTGAAGCTCAACGTCCTCCTTTAGTTTTTTCCCACGGCCTCATATTCTGAAGTCGCAGAATTTAGTTCTGTAGCAACACGGATTAAAACTTGTGGGTCAACTTCATGCATTAGTGCATTTTTGTCAAACTTGTTGAACAAAGGTTTTCCATCTGGATCAAGAGCTTTTACTAAAATGCTCTCTACCAATGCTTCTACAGTTTTACCCTGTGTTTGCAATTCAATTATTTTACTTTCAGCGGCAAACGGATAGCTGCCTCTGTAGTAGATGTCTGTTTTCCATTCTGGTACAGACATTTTGTTTAGTTCGCCATTCAATTTTGATTTGAAGTGCGTTTTTGCGTTGTCTAAAACACTCATTTATACTTTCTCCTTTGTATCTCCCGTATGGTAGGTCCTAAGATACCACGCGGTGCTTGTTTTGAGCGGCCTCTTTCTAATTGGTCAATATAGGACACGCGGTTGACGATGCGTTTATCATTACCCGCATCTTCGAGGCGCCAACCACGCCTTGCTTGACCCTTGTCTATAGGGGTTTTGCTTTGTGCAATCCTAATAGTGTCGTCCGCCACTTTGGAAATAACACGGTCTAATTCTTTTTCTAAACCGTTCATCACCTGTTTAGTGCCTCGAACCCTAATACTAAGCATACTATGCCTTATGCGTTGTATGCTGAAACATCAAGAGCACCTGTGCCCTGGAAGTTTACAGTACATGTTACTAAGTCATCAAATGATGCTGTTCTTGATACTGATGTGACAATAACCTTGCCTGTGAATTTTTCACCAGCACTTGTGCTTGGGTAAAATTCTACATATAGATCACCATCGTTGTCTGGACGGAATCCGTCACTTGCTGCTGTATGTCCATCGTCATAAACGACTTCCATTGATCCAGTGAAAGAATGTAATCCATTCTTGTATGTTCTCGCTGCATCGCCCATAACAGTGTCTTCAATAACATCTTTAGTATGTTCTACTGTCCATGAACGAACTTCAGCAATCGCACTTTCACCGGCACTGTCTGAACCTAATTTAACGGTTCCGTTTTCACCTGTGTATGTTGCCATAGTTTAGTCCTCCTCTTTTGGCAGTTCGTCGTCGAAGTCTTGAGTCCAATCTTCTTCAACTTCTGTTTCGTCGATTGAAATCGCCTCTTCATCCGACTGTTTTGAAGTCACTTGAGCGTCAGCTGTAATTTTGTTCTTACTTGCTTTTGCTGGTGACTTTTTTTCTGAAGCAGGTTCCATAGTGTACCCTACTTCAAGAAATCTATCTACGCGGTCCTCTTGGATTAGTTCCCAAGTACCGTCTTTCCACATCTTTACATATTTTATTGGCATTATACTGCTCCTTTTGTAAATGAATATTGAACTTCCGCTATTATTACAAATTCACCCAATGGCGGAGTTCTGTCTATTACTTCTATACTGGTAACATGGGTGGTAGAGGCACGCAAAGCACTTAGTTCGCGACTTCTATCTGCGTTTAGTGCTTCTTCAATTCTTTCAATTAGTTCATTGCGTTTTTCATCAACACTTTGAACTGTGCCTTTGCGTCCATCAGAGCGTACTATGCCTCTGATAGTGACTTCTATAGTACCACGTCTTAGTCCACCCATAGCGTAATCTTCGCGGGTTTCGTCTCCTGTGGTAATCAATACTGCTGGAAATTGTGTGATTGCAAGTTTTTCAACATCAAAAGGTTCTCTTGTAATAAATCTTGGTTTAGGAGGCGACATGTCCTCTAAAACTTCTATGATGTTGCGAACTACGTCTTCTCTGTTGCTCATCTACCTTACCTCTTAAGGCGTAGATAATGAGTAGGTTCCTTTTCTGCGTCACTTACTGTGCCTGAAGAATCCAAATCATATTCAACACCATCTCTTAGTACAAGATCAAACTCTCTGTTGTATTCTTGTCTGTAGAATTCCATCTTTCTTTCAAAGATGTCTAATTCTGGTTCAAATTTTGCTAATTTAGGATAGATATGGAAACCAAGTGCATGATAAGCTGTTGCTCTTGTGAGCTGACTTGCTGTGTATAAGTCTTCGTCTGGTTCAAGATTTGTACCTGTGATGTATTTTACATCATACATGCCGTGTGCCTGTGTTGGCCACCACTGTATACGCAAATCACGCAGGACATCTTCCTGTGCTTTTGCTATTTCTTCTTCAAAATCCGGAATACCGTAATCTAATATATCAGGTTCATAGTCTTGAACATCTGCTATCGTAGCTAATGTTATTGCCATGGAGTACTGCTCCTTTGTAATAATAAGTGGTCCTTCCACCTATCCTTGTTGTAATGTTATTTATATGTAATATGAAAATAGGGCGCAAAAACGCCCTATTCTCTGTACTTAGGTTATAAAGAATTATAACTGTGCGTCGCCGATGATACCAACGCCATATGTATCAAATAGCTCACTTACGCCGTATGCCATAGAACCAACATATTCTGTTGCTCTTAAGCTCGCGTCTCTTTGCTCTTCAATACGCATATCACGCTTGACCATGTATGCCATAGCATCGCTTGACATAATAGCACCAACAAATGCACCAGCACTATCACCAGATACAACAGTTGACTCAAATAGGTCTACGCCAGCAATTCTGCCAACGAAACCGTCTTGTAGTGCAATGTTACCTACATCACTTAGGTTGTGTGACATAGTTGTACCAGCGTTAGTTAACTGCTTCTTGATTTGGAATGCTTGGTATGGGTGTAGTACACCAACATAGTTTCCAGGAGCATTGTTGTTTCTTAGGATAGCTGCAGCTTTGAAGATATCTTCTACAGTGATTTCAGCGGCACCTGATCCAACAGTGTTTGAAAAACCACTGAATAGGTTAGCTAAGTCTGTGTCTACTTTAACTGCCATACCTTCACCAATCTGACGACCAATAGCTGCTGCTACGTCTTCTGCAGCACCTTCTTGTGCAATGTCAGTTAGTGTAACCAATACACCTTTTTCAGCTGCTGTAATTGTAGCTACGTCAGTTGAAAATGTAGTTGGTGAACTGATGTCAGTACCTTCAGTTAAGTCTGAAGCTGCGATTGTTCCGTATTTTGGAACCTGTGCAACTAAACCTGGTGTTCCCACCATGTTGTAGTTACGAACCAGCGGACGAATCACTGTTTGCTCAGAAAGAGTGAAAAGCGCCGCTTGAACTATATTTGCATATAGATCATTAAGGGTTGTTGAAGTTGAATTTGCCATAATTAATCTCCTTTAGATAGCAAAATTATATACGGACTCCTTTTGCTCGCATTATCTCTCGATATTGTGCGCGATGTTCAGGATTTTCCATATTAAGTTTCAGAACATCATTATCTACCACAGGAGTTTGCTTGCCTACACCTTGTCCAGTTCCAGAACCATTTGGTCCTGCACTTACAAAATGCGGATTTGCACTAAGGAATTCATTTACCAGGGAGGATACTGCAACTGGGTTACCCTTGTCATCGTATCTAACCTGTCCGTTTTGATCTACAACATCAACAGTGCCTGCTTCATTTAGTCTAAGCTGTCCTTTTAGTAGTGCAACCACTTGCTGTGGATTCACTGCTTTTTGACTGCTTGCTTCATTTAGCAATGCGCCATCTACTTTGATAGAATGCAATTCGTTTTGATAAGTTTCTATTTTAGAAGTAAACTTTTCAGCTTGCTCTTTCAATAGTTTTTCAAATTCACCACGCTTTTCAAGATCTTGTTGGCGTGCTGTTTCTTGCTTTTCTACCAGCTCATTGTAGAGATCAAGATCTACATTTGAATATTTCTTTTCAAACTTAGTTCTTTCTCTTTGTACCCTTTCTGCTACAATACGATTTACTTCGTCTTGTGACAAAAGGTTTTCCTTAGTTTCCTGCGTTTCTGCTACCTGTTTTTCACCTTGGGGTTGAGCAACAGTCTGCTCCGTTTCATTAACCGCTTGTTCTGCGTCCATATTATACCTCTTTTCAATTGGTTGAGTTCTACCACCTGCCCTTGACAGTGATGTAATTATTTAGCAATATTTGCTAAAAACCGTTTATTTACGGCGTCTTCCGCCGCGACTTGTTTTTTTCTTTTTCTTTTTTCCACCACGCATTGCCATGATTCTTGTCTCCTCTGGTTTAAAACGAGTGCGATTTTTATAACTTCGTCCAATAACGCCCCCTACTACTGAACTACCCGTTACTGCCATAAGGATATACCTAATGCCAGCATTGCTATTAACCATGTTGTACAAACACCATACAGAGTCCATCTTGTATACATTTCAATATGCTTAAGGTGATTGTTTGCTATGGTATCTAACAATCTTTCAACTTTAGTCAATCGTTTTTCTACTTTGCGATATTCATCCATCGTTTTCTACCCCTTCCCAACTTGGGTGTGGGGTAGAATAATATTCTTTTAGTTCTTTGCTTCTTAGTAATATTTCTTTGCGTCTTGCTCTGCAAAGATGAAACAATTCTAAAAGATTATTTCGTGCCCTCACGCCTGCTCTTCTTGAATCTTTTTGTTCAAACTGTTTTATGTTTTTGTTATAGTCAACCAGAACTTCACGGATCCTTTTTTCAGTGCCATGTATAAAGTCTCTATCTGGTACGAACTCACCCATTATTCTCTTCCTCTGATTCTTCAGATTCTTCTTCAAATAATTCTGCAAGTTCAGGATGTAGTTGAATAATTTGTTCGTTGGTATAACCTTGTTCAATCATTTCTCTTAGATGTATTACTAACTGTTGTGGTGATTCCACTTCAGGATGAACGAGCTCATTTGGCACTGTTCGAACAGTGTCGTTTTCTGCTGTCCATTCGTCATACCATTCTTTGACTTCTTCGTATGGTCTTTCTGTGATAGTTTCCAACATCATTTTTTCTACTTTTGTTTGTAGTATAGGATCTGTTGGTCCACTGTCTTTGACCATTTTCAACATTGTAATATCGTTTGCTTTGTCTTGTATTGAAAAACTTTTGCTGTATTCAATTTCACCATCCCAAGCACGGCCCTGATACAATGCCCACATACGCCAAATTTGTTCTTCTGCTACAGCAAGATTCATTGCAAAGTCTGCAAGTCTTGCGTTAAGCATTTGAAACTCTGTCTGTAATCCAATGCCTGAAAGACGTCTTGACTCTACACTTCTTATACCGCCTAAACACGCCATTCTATCTATTGCTTCAATCTTTCTTTCAATAGTTTGTAGTACAGCTTCAATGCTTGCACCATCTGGTTGTAGTAGATAAGGTTTAAGTCCTGGGTCCATGCCTTGTGGTAATTGCACAATTGAACCTGCGCCAGCACTTGCTTCAGTGTCTGCTGTTTTTACAAGTGAAGGGTGATTAGTAAGTCTAATAATCTGTTCTATTTCACTGGCAAATTCATAAAGTTCTTTTTGCACATCTGCAATGTCACCTACAGCACTTACACCAACGCCTCTTTGATTTGAACGCTGTGCATAAACACAAACAGCAGGTACTTGACCCAATTCATTTGGTAAGTTGAATAACAGTTCACCTGTTTTGTCATCTGCATTTAATTTGTATACATTTACTTCTTCAGGTGTGTATTCTCTAATATATTGCATTTTACCGTGTGCTTCTTCTTTGACTTTCAAATAAGTTAATTTGTAAGCACCATTTGACATTCTTTCATATTCCCAATCAAGTACATTGTCAGGAGTAAACAAACTTACATAAGGACGAATCTCTTGATTAAGTTCATCTGCTCTTGTGAGTGCTTGACTGGTTGGTTTGTCCACAATAACCCAAACATTTCCGTAGACCATAGTGTAAGAACTTACATCACGCATAAACGCTTCAAAGCTTCTACCATCAAGGTCTGCATCTGCAAGGAAAGGTTGTAGACCAGGATCGTTTTCTATGCTTCCAAAGTATCTTTTAGGTTCTTTGCGGAATAGGAATGCATTATAGATTCCTACAATTGATTTTACATGGTTATCAACAGCAACCTGTCTTAGTCGCTTTTCATAATCATCTCTTGATTCAAAATAGTATGGTTCTAAATAGCGTCCCATGAAGTAGTCATAACCACCTTGGTAGCTGGCATTTAGAAATGTCCATCTATCTACATAATATTTCCAGGCATCATGCGCTTCAAGTATAATATCTATACTTGATCGTGTGCCACCTTTTATCACTCTATCTCTAATTAAGGGCATTAGTTCCATCTCCTTGCTGTTTGGTTATTACCAGTAAATGCCCAACGCTGTGGTGTTTGCGAATCATATTCTGTGCGTAGTGGGAACAAGAAGTCCACCAAATATCCTACAGCATCTGCCATATGATCCAATTCTCCATCCTTTTCAATTACGGATGTACCTGGTTTATATACCATTTTTTCTAAACTATCTATTATTTGTTTGCATTTAGGGTCTACAAAAAGACTGCGTTCTCCTGCTGTGTTCAATAGTTTGCTGTTCACAGCATTTACTCTGTCTCTGATTGGTGTGTGACTGTTTCGCACCTGTACCCCAAATCCTGCATTCTGTAGAATAGAAATATCAGTGCGCCCTCCTGCACTTGTTTTTCTTTGACGTCCTGCAGGATCAGGATACATAATGATCCTTGATTTAGGATATCGTCTTTTTATTTCATCACACACTTCGTCAGTGTTTGACCCTCGCATACAAATTTCGTCTATAAAATATATTCTGTTGTTTTCAATAACACTTATGCAAACGCTCATTGGATCGACGTTGAAGTCAATACCACAGTGTATTTCTCTTGTGTCAGGTGTTGCAACAGGTTGGACACTGTCGTCTCTTGAAAAGTTGTAGTAGACTACGCCCGAATATGTGGTAAAAGTTGCCAAATATTCTTGTTCAAATGTTCGCTGATCCATATCGCGTTTTGCTTGTTCAATCTCTTCCTGCGGTACATTCTGTCCATCCAATGTTGTATATGTAAAACTGTCCCAATCACTATTTTGTTTTGCTGTGTTAAACATTTCGTGACTCCAGCTACCAACGCCTCTTGGTGTCCCCAAAAATAGTGCATGTCCATTTTTATCTGAAAGTGTAGGTCTAAGCACTGAAGTCCATGTTTCAGGTGTTATGTCTTGAAACTCGTCCAACACAATAAAGTCTAAACCAACACCACGCAGACTGTCAGGTGAATCCGCACCTTTCAAACAGATTTTAGATCCATTCTTTAACCGCATAGTAAGTTCCGCTTCATTTGTTGCTTCTACCCAACGCAAATCTTTCAATTTTCCTTTCAATTGATCCCACACAATTCCTTTTGCCATTCTGTAGCTTGGTGCTACATACCAGACTAAACTGTCTGCTTTTTGTGATGCAAAACGAGCAAGTTCTCGCATTGCAACATGGGTTTTGCCAAAGCGTCTGCCTGTGACAGCAACCCTAAATCTTTCTTGCGAATCACATATTATTTTTTGTGGTTCACTTAGAGGCATTTAATCTTCCCATGGTAAAGGCGCTTTGTTTTCACCATCTTCTGGTGTATCGCGCATACCTAAATATTGCTTGGACAAGAAAATTTGTACTCTGGTATCTCCATTAATTGCCTTTTCCCACATTGCTCTTCTTAAACTTTTCTTGCCTTCTTGTTTGCCTTTGTCTAATAAACTACCAAATCTTTTTCTGAGTGTTGCCGCTGTCGTGCCAACAACCTCTGCTATTTCTTGATCCGAGCACTGAATACACGCCAACTTGTACACAAGATCACGGTCTATGGTCTTGTAGCGTTTGATTGGTTTTTTCTGCTCATCACTCATTATATTTGTCTCTCCACTACTTTTATTCTTAAGTTTCTTGAGTCCTGCTTACTACCTGAAGTAGTAATTTTGTATTCAACATTATAAATGTTGCCAGCTGTTCCTGCACTTAGGAATGCTGTTGCCAAATAATCTGTATTTGTGGAACTGTCAAGAGTCAAAGGACTTGCATCCCCTGATATTGTTTCTACTGTCACGCTGATTGAACTAATTGTTTCTCCATCTGGCATCCAATTGGTCCAGTCTAATGTGTAGTCCAAGACAGCGTAAGGATCCTTTTCAATGTATGTGCCAACTCTATCCTGTTGATATCCTGTAAGCGTTGCCATTAACCTTCTCTCCTGTCTAATGCGGATCCCGCAACATTAACTAAAGCTAATGGTTGTACAACCAGCTTTCTTGTTTCTGATGGTACTGTGAATCCTCTGGTTTCTTGTTCTATTGTATTTAACCGATTTTCAGATTTGACGTTAAAATTCCGTGTTTCTTGCACGATTTCCAGCACACGACTCTCTGATTCCACTGTATAGACTCGGTATGGATCTATACGATATACGGTTAAGGTACTTAATACTGTGTTGAATGCATCAAGTGTACCAAACCCACTTATTAATAATCCAGCGGCCGTGTCTTGTGTTGCAACACTGCTTAGAGTTGCTTTTGGTCTTCTTACTCTACCACCATCTTGCTGTGTATCAAAATTGCTTGATAGTGTTGCACTAAATCCACGGAAAAATATAGGTGCACCTTGAAGTGATGCTTGTGCATCTAATGTTGCACTGTATGTTCTTGTTCTTAGACCATTTGCACTTAAACTACCACTGCTGACTTTGAGTACTGTTTCTCTTTGTATCAGACTTGGTTGTGTGCTTACACTAAAACTACTGTCTAAAGTAGCACTACCTTGTCTTACACCTATGCCTTTTGCTGTTGGTATAGCAAAATTACTTGCTAATGATGCACTACCTAAAATATCCATAGTACCTACTGCACTAACAGTTGCATTGGTATCTAAACTAATTGCACCACTGTCTACTGCTACAATACCTGATGCACTTAGTGTGCCAAAACTTGCTTGTAGTGTACTTGCGTTTCTTGTGACTAATGCATCTGCACTAAGTGTTGTATTTGCATTTACTGTGCTGGTGCCTGATCTAAGTAGTGTGCTTTCTATTACTACAAGAGGACCCCAAATTTCACTTCTTGGTTCTGCCCAGGTTAAAGCATTATCCCAAACAGGATCATCTCCTGCATGAATAAGTTCTGCACTTGCTCTTTTTAACTTAGTAGTCGCATTTTCAAGAGCGAAACTACTGGTAAGGTTTATATCACCTTGTAGAATAGGACTTGCAAGAACATCAAATGACAATGCCCCGCTTATACTAACAGAAGCATTTCTTGTGACTAAACCATCCGCACTAACTGTTGAAGTTGTGTTTAGTGTGGTGGTACTGACTAAAGTTAAGTTTGCTGCAACACCAAAGGATAGTGCACCACTTATATCTATAGTTGCATTTGATGTTTTACTGCCACTTGCACTAATTGTAGCACTTGCATCAATAGTTGCTGTGCCATCGTTTAATTTGCCAATTGTAGCTGACTGTGACGCAGAAGAGGCGAGAGTAGCTGTGCCTAATACGACACCAAGTACATACCCTGCTTCTACATAGAGATCACTATCTGTACCAACATAACTTGCATCTACATATCCGCTGGCGAGATAGTCATCATTTTCTATTACATACTGCGTCATAAGGACAAGTCCTTATTAAGCTAATGTAACTGTTAATGATCCACTTGTAATCTGGAATGTATCATCTTGTAGTATTTCACGAGCTGTATCTAACGCTCCATAAAATAATACATTGCCTGTGCCTGCTGTTGAAGCATCCATAACAGCTACATGCGTAATAGTACCCCAAAGGCCATCTGTTGCCGTTGGAAATGTAATGTTTGCATCTGTGCTAACACTACCATTTGAAATTGTACCAAAACTTGCACTTTGACGTGCATAAGCACCACCTGTGCATTCATCTGTTATAGTACCTGCTTCAAGGTTTTCTGCTGTTGATCCTAAACTTGGATCTGAATTAAAAAGTGCAACATACACCGTTGCTGGTGCTGTTGTAGTTTGACTGTTTGCTTTTAACCAAAAATCTAATGTACGATTTTCAGTGTAATCGGAAGCTGCGCTCATAAGAGATCTCCTTTGTATAATTTGTTAATCGCGATGTTAATATTTATTAGTTTTGTCAAAATGCCTATGTAATACGCCTTATTTTGATAGTTGCTGTGCCGCTTACAGTGGTTTGTCCTGTTATAAAGCATTGCATCATAAAACCTAATGCTCTTCTGCCTCCTGGAATAGCAGGTAATAGATCAGCTAATCTACTGTCAACTTCTACTATCTTTTTTGTGCCCACACTGTCTGGATATCCTGTATCTATCACGTCATTTGAAGCAGAAAATATGTTTATGCGTGGTTCAAGAAATACATTTGTATTGAATAGATCATCTGAATCATAGTAAACTATACCTGCCTGACAGGTTGCTGTGTTTGTTGCACTACCACTTATTGAAAAACTGGTGATATTTGTAAGTTCTATTTCATATTGTGCAATTCCGTCCCAGGTAAAATCACTCACATGATAATTTGATGTTTCGTGAAACACATTGTGCAAACCAGTATTGTTGTCCAGTGTCATTGTAGAAGGTTTTCTATCAAAAATAGTTTCACTAATTGTGCTAAACCCACCAGCTGTGTATGTTGCTGTGGTTTGATTTGCGCCTAACAGTGGATAGATAAGTGGCATCTGCGATCCTTAATTTGTGCTCAAATCAAGCACATAGCTGATAAGAAATGCACTACCATCATAGATCATTGTGTATACATTTGTGCTACTGTCTACAAAACTTGGAGTCAATCCGCTGGGATATTTTACTGTGTAATTTTCAAAACCTAAAGTATCTCCGCTGCTTGCTGTGAATATAAGAATATAAGTTCCACCAGCAATTGGGTTTTGTATGTGTATTGTTGTGCTTCCTGATGTTAGTGTTGCTTTTGCTGTTTGTGCGGTTGACACATCCCAGCTAATATCACCTGCACTGTCATAAGACAGAGTTTGTAAACCAAACACCTGTTGCTTGCTGTAGTTTCCCTGTGTAGCATAAGGACCACTGGTGTCATAAAAATCCAAAATGTCGTTTACATTTGTAATGTTTTTGTTAATTTCAGCTCGCGCATCAGCAATACGATCCTGACCGCTGTCTGTGTATTGATTACTTGCTTTGTCTGTTGGCCACGCCATATTATCTCCTTACGCTGGTGGATGTTTTCCGTTGTCGTCTATGAAAACAGTTGAACCATCAGTTCCGTCCATGTGCAACAGTAGTAGTGTGTTTGCATCATTTTGGAAAGTTTCTGTTGATGGTGTAAAGGCGGCAGTGTATCTTGCTGTGTCTGAAATACGCACTTCGTCTAAGTGTCCGTTCATGTCATATCGTACCGCATCCCATAAACTACTTGATATGCCCTTGCCTTCACCAATTCTTAAATCTGTATCGTCATCTGTGCCACTCCAACTTCCATCTGTGTCTACACTGGTGCCATCAATGTATAGTGCGGCACTGCCATTGTTGTTTACTACAGCAACATGGACCCAAGTGTTTGCACTTAAACTGCCACCATTAAGTGTTGTTCCTCCACTGGCCTGTTTGTATGCGTGTATAACACCATTAATTTGCAGAATTTGGAATCCTGTGCCTTCACCCTGTGTGTTCTGACTCATAATGCCATATACACCACTTGCACTTGTTGGTCTATACCAAAATTCTATGGTTTCTGTTGAACTTAAGATTGAACTACGATAACTTGTATCCAGAAAATCATCTGTGCCATCAAATAGAGCACTTGCACCACCAAATTGACTTTGTGCTGTGTCTATCTGTGCATTGCCTATTGCAGTTAAACCAACGGGACTTCTACCTGTGCCGTTGTCATCACGGAAGTCTGTGCTACCATCTGTGCCATCTGCGTGTAGTAATAACAAGGTGTTAGCATCGTTTGTGAAAGGTGCTGTGGGTGCTGTAAAACTTGTGGTATATCTTATTGTGTCACTAATTCTAAATTCGTCATAGTAGCATTCGTGATTATTGGAACTGGCATACCAATGTGCAATCCATATCCTGTTTAAACTTGCTGTCCAATCCGTAAATGTATATCCAGATATATCAACTTCTTCTTCTAAATCACCATCTATAAACAGTCTTGCATAACCGCCTATTTCCATACACACTGCAAGATGATGCCAATTTGTATCTTCGTGATCATTTGCTGTAGAGTTAATACGAGTGACACTTGCTCCTATGTTGTCTTTGATATTAAGACTCCAATCATTAAGCACATAATTATAGGTCACAAACCACTCACCATTACCATAACCTGTGCTTGGTCTGTTATGGACAAACATACAACTTTTGCTTGACGGAACACCGTCAAACCTATACCAGCCTTCAACAGTAATTGCTGAAGGATTGCTTGGAAGATATGCTAAAACACCATCACCACCTGTGCCATCTACATAAAAACTTGTGCCGCCAAATTGACTTTGTGCTGTGTCAATGTCTGCACCGCCAAGTCCTACAAGACTTGATTCTGCTCTAACACCATTGTCATCTTCAAAGAATGTGCTGCCATCTGTGCCGTTCATATGTAGCAATAGTTTTGTGTTGTCGTCATTGACAAAAGGTGCTGTTGGTGGTGTAAAGGCGGCGGTGTATCTTGCTGAGTTTGAAACACGCAATTCGTCAATGTGTCCATCTAAAACATTGATATCATTCATATTAGCACCAATAGTCAGTTTTGAAGATGCTTGGTAATCTGTGCTGTCTGTATAATTACCGCCTTGCTGTGTCCCATCAACATATAACTTTGTAGTTCCTGAACTTCTAACAACAGCAAGATGATGCCAAGTGTCTGCACTTATTACGACGCCAGTTGTTATTTTATCTGCACCTGATACAAAATAACGAATATCACCAGGAGTGCCAATGCCGTGGTATATTAACGGATAAGCACCATTTGATCCAGGACGAGCATCAAATGTCATATATCCATTTGCACTTGGTAAATTTTCAAATCTTGTCCAATATTCAATAGTAAAATCTCCAGTTCCTAATGCAGGAAATGTTGTTGAACGAAGATAATCACCTGTGCCATCAAATAGAGCACTTGCACCACCAAATTGACTTTGTGCTGTGTCTATCTGTGCATTGCCTTCTGCACTTACGCCAACTTTTTTGCGGATGACTTCTGCTTCTACCGCAACTTCAAAGTT